TAGTATTACAGCCAAAGTTTTAAAGAATATTGCAATTGACTCGGCATCAAAGAACAACTTTGTTAATTTTGCAAATGCAAGTATAAAATCTCCAACTGCAGGAAGAGCGCTATTGGCAATATCTAAACCAATTTCATTAAAGATTTTAATAGATTCATTGACTTTAGTCATAAAGTCAGCAAATCCTGCACTTGCAGCAATATCTAAAAAGCCTTTAAGAATTAAACCAAGTGATTCAAGAAGCAAGCTAAAGCTTACGCTTAGCCCAAGAATATATTTATCTAGGCTTCCATCTTCAGCACCCTTTTTAGTGAACTGCTCCCACTTTTCTGTTACATTTTCAAGCCAAGTTAGGAAGTACCAACCTCCACCACCTTCACTAAAGGTAGCTTTAACTGTATTTCCAATACCACCTAGGAAATTTCCTAAAGATGTCCACAAAGACTCCATAACCGCTGCAGCTGTGGCAAAAATCTTTTCAAGCTCTCCAGTTGCTTCTTTTACTTTTATACTCTCTAGCCAACCTTCAGTAAGTTTTTCAACATACTGTAACCACTTAGTAAGGAAAGGTGAAAAAGTTGCAAGAAGTATGGTAAATGCTCCAGTTAAGTTAGCAACAATTCCTCCTAAAGCTTCTATAATAGGGCTCATTTCTTCAAATAGTTTTGTTACTGCTGCAATAACCTTTGGATCGCCAAAAACTTTTGCAAACTTTTCTGCAACAATACCTAAAGAGGTTGCAATTTTTGGAAGAAGATCTTCCATAATTGGAAGATATATCTCTGCAAGCTCTTTAAATGCAGGTGTAAATTTGCTAAAGAAGTTTTCTTGAAGAATGTCTTTTAAAGCTTTTAATCTATCCGTAAGAGAGACTATGTAATCAACAAAATCTTTTGCAGAAGGAGTTAAGTTTGTGTAAGGATCTTCTTTTAATGCATTATTATAAGATTTAGTTGCTTTTTCAGCATCCTTTATAGCTTGTTCTACAGCTCTATCTGCTAGCTCTAAATCTCTTCTTTGTTTTTCATAAAAAGCAGAATTTGCTTTTAGCTGATCCTCTACAGCTATTCTAGCCTCTACAGCTTTGTTGTAGCTTCTTACAGCTTTAGCTGCATCAATTTCGGCATCTTGTTGAGATTGAATTGATTTTTGTAGAGTTTCTTGAGCTTTAACAACCTTAGCGTTTCCATCAACACCTTCACGATTTGCTTTAGCTGTTGCTTTACGAAGATCACCATTTTTATCAATTGCACGACGAAGGTTGAGATCTGCCTCAGCAAATGCAAGTTCTGCTTCACGGCGAGCACGAGAGTTAGGTGGGAGGTCTTGAACACGCTGTAAGGAGTCACGAGCTTTTTCAAACTCAAGGCGTGCTTTCTTTTCAGAGATAACTCCGCCTTCAAGCTCAAAACGTAGTTGTTGAATAGCTTCTTTTGCTTCTTCACGAGCTTGAGTTACACCTTCTAAAGCTTTTTCTGTTGCCTTTACAGAAGCTTGATAGTTTCTTTCTGCTCGCTCTGACGCAATTGCAGCATCTGCTTCAGCATCTGCAGAATCTCTGTACCGCTGCTTTAGCTCGTCTAACTCTCTTGCTTGCTGTTTAGTTAATTCATTTAATGCATACTTTGCGTCTTTTACACGAAGTTCAGCTGCAGCTAAGGCATCGGCTGCATCTGCAGCAGCGCTAGTTCCTTTAATTTGGTTTTGTATAGCTTCACCAACACCGCTAAATACATTTTTTAAAACTGCAGCAGCTACAGCAACTGCAGCAAATATCCCTACAAGTCCTAACAAAGTTGGGCTAGCTGCTATGACGGTGGCTATTAAAATACCAATTCCACCAACAAGAGCACCGATCACACCCCCTAAAGCTGTAAGACCAGCTCCAAGAGCAAAAGAAGCTCTTTGTAAATCGGCAAACTTTTCTCTTGCTTTGTCTGCTTCTTTAAAAATTCTTCCAACATCTAAAAGTTCTCCAGCATTATTACCAAAACCTCTTGCAAAACCTTTAGAAAAACTATTTCCTACACTATTACCAGCGTCATCGCCAATACCGTCAAGACCAGATAAACCTTTACGAATATCGTCTTTAACACCGTTGGTGACGGCACGGACAATTATCTCTGCACTACCAACTATTGCCATATACCGTCACCTCCTAATGTTTCTACTATTCGCCTAGTGGAGCGTCTAGTACGTCTCCAAAAGGTTTAACTAAGTCTGGATTAAAGTCTGTCGGTGGGACATAAGACTTTGTAGGCCCCTTTAGAGGGTCTACTGGTACAACATCATCAAGGTCTAATCCACTAGCCGTGACTCGGTTACTATTATTCTGGTCCCCAGCTGGGAACTTGTACTCTTTGTTGTACATATTTTTATAGATAACTTTTCTCACATTGGATCGAGAATCTATTTGTTCTTGGGTGGAGACGTTATAGTCTTCTTCCATGTAGTAGTGCAATACATCTAACATTTCAGACATTTCCATCTCCTCCAATCTCATTCCTTGACTTAAAGCTTTTCCGTTAACATACGGCCAGATATCTACTGCCCACTCGCAGATTGTTCTGGCCCCAATATGGGACGGCCTGAGTATTGCTCGGTTAGCCAACCAGCAATTTCTCCTAGGGTCTCAACTGTAACGATTGTGTTTGGGTCTTCAAGGACAGCTAGGAATTTTGCATAGCTTTCTTCCTGCATAGCTGCCTTAAAGAAGTCGTACATAATTTTGGCTGAAGCAGCTGCGTCTTGTGATCCAGATGCTGAAGCCATATCTAGCAATACTTTTCCTTGTAGTGCTGGATGGCATAAAAACTCTTGTTCATAGAGTTTGAATGAGATTGGCTCTTTGTTAGAATCGCCACCCGATCCAAAATCTTTAAATCGTGTTGTCATCAGTTTTCCTTTTCTGTCGTTGTATTAATTATAGTACTTGTTCTAGAGCGTCTAATAAGTATTTATTAGGCTTATTTCCTTTATGCATTACTTCGTGAGCAAAAACAACTTGACCACGAGATACAAAACGAAGAGTTTTACCTGTAACAGGGCTAATTGTTCTAGGTCTAGTTCCTTCGTGGTGATAGTACGCATATGGAGCATCGTTACCGATTAACATATATTGACCCCTAGGATCTCTAAGGTGTCTTTTATGTATTGTTGCTTTTAAGTTACCAGTTCTAATTCCTACTCGGCTACGAGCAATAAATCTAATCTGGTCACCTTTATCAGAAAGATATTTTCCTACCGATCCATCAGGATCATTGATAAGTTTATCTAACCGATTTTCGTAAATTCTGACTCTAACTCTAGACATTATGGAACCGCCAAAGTTATAGTCATAGTTACTACTTGAAACCCACCCTCAGGAGCGTTGGTTTCTACTGTTGCAATAACGCCTAATCCGAACCCACCGTTGGTTTCCCATCGGTCTAATTCGGCAGCGCTATCCAACAGAATCCATGCGTCATATGCAGAAATCTCTGCACCGTCTTGAATTGCATCTGCTGCAGGTGCTCTTCCATTAATTCCAACTGTAGGAATCTCACGAGCAACTTGAACTAATAAAGTAACTGAACGAGGATCGTTACATCTGCGAGGAGCCGTAGCTTCATCTCCAGGAGATCCTAAATACATTTGTAGCATAGAAACTGTTACCTGCTCGCAGTCTACGGATGGAGAACCTAAGGTCCAATAACGACGGCCAGGCAAAGGCATGCTATAGGAAGTGTATTGAGCAATAACTTGATCTAAGACAGACTGCATTAAATTAGCTAAATTTTTAGCAGATGCACTTACTGTTGTTGTGTCTACGTTAAATGGCATATGTCCTCTTGTCTTTTAGTTTCTTTAGTTACACAGTGTGGATTGGAATTGTTCGTTCACCAAGCTGCATAATAATATTACCTGAAACTAAAGGAACAATCTCGTTGACGGCTGGGTTTGCAAGACTTGGACGCACTGCATACATATCCATAATTCCTGGATCTCGAGGTCCTATTACATCTAATACTTGCTTGTAAGTTGCACTTACTCTTATTGTATTTTCTACCCTATCAATAGCAGCAGCATTAGCAATAGTTGATGTAGTGTTGCTATTGATATCAGAAAAATCTATTTGAATAGTCCAAGCATTGCTTCCATCAATAAAGTCTCCATTAATTTCTGAGAAATAATAAAGATTAGAGGCTCCATCTGCAGTTGCATATAAATCAAATGCGCTGAGTGGGTAGAGAGGGGATGCTCCAGTAATACGACGGGCACGAGGCTGATCTGGGCTAAAGACACGAGCACGAGCACGAGCTTTATCTGGGTTAGCTGTCTTAAGAAATAAATCAATAGCATAGATGCCAGTGCGAAGTTCATCAATAAAATCTTGACTATCAAGAAGGGTATATGAAACACCTTGACGAGATATAGAGGTCACACGTTGCGGTAGAGCGCAGGTATCGTCATCTTCATAAAGTTTTACAAGCTCTGTAGCAAGCACACGAGCAGCAGCACGACCAGCTGTAGGGGCTGGAGTTCCATAGGTATAGGTAACTTCTACTTGAGATGGTGACCAACCTGCTCCAGGCACTCCAAGAATTGTGGAGTGGTCAGATAAATAATATTTGTTTGGCTCAATGATGTTTCCATCAAGGTCACGAAGAGTGTGTACTTTAATTACCTTGCGACCACGAAGACGTACACGAGAGTTTGCAGAGGTTCCATCACCTTGAAAATCGTCATCTGCGTAGCGATTAAATCCTCCAGAAGCAATGTTTACAATATTGCCATCTACTAAAACTGGAGTGTAGGTAAGAGCTGATCCGCCTGAGCGAAGATATGGGTCGTAAGAAGATACATATCGTTCTGTTACTGTTGTTACACCGCTAAATTTGCGGCCTGACATTCCCCAAAGAAGATAAGATGCTGTTTTACAAGCTTCGTATGCATAATCAGAGTTGACATATGTACCTAACTCTTCTGGTGTTACCCAAAGATTACTCACACTCTCACCTCGTCTCTAAGTAAGAAGGCGGGCACAAACCGTAGTTTAAAAACCATCGGCTCGATGCCCGCCTTTCCTAATGAATTAAGCGGTTGGATCCTCGGTTGACGCAATGATGAAGTCAACTGGTAGATCTGCGTTGTAGTCTTCGTTACCTGGAACGTTGTATGAAG